CTTCAAATTTTCCCCGGAGGATATTTTCAGGAAGTGTTTTTGATAGTTCCTATCTCAATGACAGACAAAGTGGTACATGGGAATGTATATTTTGGTGAAACCAGAGTCGCATGCCTCCTATTGCCGATGATATTTAAGAGTAGTAAGTTTATTCTCCTTTCTAATTCTTTTATATTTCTGTGTATCACTTTGTGTGTCATTGAAAGGCACAACAAAAACTATACTAAAAGTTATATTTTAACTTATGAAAGGAGAATGAAACATGGCGAAAGTTAGGTCAAATAAGCCAAATGATGGTAAAAACAAACTTAAACCTGCTCTCACACCGGAGGCACGTGAGAATCAGTTGATATATTTGGCTACTAATTTAGCCGAACAACAACTGAGAGATGGTACAGCTTCATCTCAGGTTATTACACATTATCTTAAATTGGGTTCAACCAAAGAGCGTATTGAAAAGGAAATATTGGAAAAGCAAAAAGATTTATTAGTTGCTAAGACAGAATCATTACAATCTTCAAAGAGAATAGAAGAGCTTTATGCAAATGCAATAAATGCTATGAAACACTATTCTGGTCATGGAGGCGATGAAGATGAACCAAACAATTATTAGAACATATTCTGAATTAATAACTTTAGAAACTTTTAAAGAGAGATTCTTATATTTGAAACTTGATGGTTCTATCGGTGAAGATACTTTTGGATTTGATCGATATTTAAATCAATTATTTTATCGTTCAACAGAATGGAAACAAGTTAGAAATTTTGTTATAACTCGTGATATGGGTTGTGACTTAGCAATACCAGATCATGAAATTATAAACCAACAAATTTTAATACATCATATGAACCCACTGACTAAAGAGGACATTATTAATAAATCAGATTATTTACTTAATCCTGAATATTTAATATGCACTACTAAGAGAACACATAACGCTATACATTATGGAGATGAAAGAATATTAGATCCAATTGTTCCAATAGTCAGAACAAAAAATGACCAATGTCCATGGCGACATTGAGAAGAAAGGAAGTGATAGAAATGTCAAAAAACAGAAACTTTGAAAAACAACTAGAAGAAAATAAAGTTGTTGAAGAAACAATTGAAGAAGTAACCGAAAATGTTATTGAAGAAACTATAAAAGAACAAATTGTAGAAGAGACAGTCAAAGAAACTTCTGATGAAATTCAATTAGAAGTCATAGGTACTGTTGAAGGTTGTGAACTATTAAATGTTAGATCTAAACCAGAAGCAGGTGCTGAAATAGTGACTGTTATACCAGTTGATTCGATTGTAACTATTAGCGATGTTAATGCATCTCCAGATTTCTATAAAATTTTAATCGGTGACTTAAAAGGATTCTGTATGAAGAAATTTATAAAAATTAAAGAATAGGGGTGATAGTATGGAAGAAAATAATGTTGAAGAAACTACATCTGAAGACATCAAAATGGAAAACAGTATATTATCATCAATTAAAAAATTATTAGGAATTGATAAAAATTATACAAATTTTGATACAGATATTATGATTCATATTAACACTGCTATTATGGTTCTTCATCAATTGGGTATTGGACCTCAAGATGAAGTATTCACCATTTCTTCAAAGAATGATAAATGGAGCGACTTCATAGATGTAGAAGATGATTTAGAAGGTATTAAAACTTATATTTATTTAAAGGTTAAGATTATCTTTGATCCACCACAACATGGACCAACAGAAGATGCTTTCAGAGAATCTATTAAAGAGTATGAATGGCGCTTGTGTCATCAAGCCGAAATGAATGAGAAAGGAGTATAGTTATGTGGACTTATCAAAGAACTGACGAGCTTTATCATCATGGCATATTAGGTATGAAATGGGGAGTAAGGCGTTATCAATCTAAAAATGGTTCATTAACTCCTTTAGGTAAAAGACGTGCTAAACAAAAAGGATGGAGTCAAGATGCAAAAGAAGCAGAACGTCTAAGAAAAAAGGGTGTTAAACATTTGACGAATGACGAAGTTAAAAGACTTAATAATCGTCAAAATTTAGAAAGAACCTATAAACAAAATAATCAACATCCAATAGTAAAAGGAGCTAAAGCTACAGCTACAGCAGTTGCTACAATTGGTGGTATAGTAGCATTAGCTGATCATATTACTAAATCTGGTAGATTAATAAAAATGGGTAAAAAAGCGGCTACTAGTACAGTTAGAACTGGTAAATATGTTACATTAAAAGCTATCAGAAAATTAAAAGGTAGATAAATATAAAAAAAAAGGAGAATAAATTATGGCATTATCGAATACCGCTACACCAAAGTATTATGGTATGTTTCGTGATGCCGTAATCAGAGGTGAGATTCCTGTATGTGAAACGATTGCTATGGAAATGAATAGAATTGATGATCTTATAAGGAATCCGGGAATCTGGTATGATGATCAAGCCGTAGAAGGTTTTATAAAATATTGTGAAGGTGAGCTTACACTTACTGACGGTGAGGATTTAAGATTACTTGACACATTTAAATTATGGGCCGAACAAGTATTTGGATGGTACTACTTTGTAGAACGTTCAGTATATGTTCCAGGTGAAGACCATCATGGAGGGCATTACGAAAATCGTAGAATAAAGAAAAGATTGACAAATAAACAATATTTAATAATAGCCAGAGGTGCAGCTAAATCTCAATATGAATCTTATATACAATCATATTATTTAAATGTTGATACATCAACAACACATGGTGTTCATACTGCACCTACTATGAAACAAGCTGAAGAAGCTTTGTCACCTATGCGTACTGCTATAGCAAGAGCTCGTGGACCGTTATTTCAGTTTTTAACTGAAGGTAGTATTAATAATACTACTGGATCTAAAGCTAATAGAGTAAAATTAGCTTCTACTAAAAAGGGTATTGAGAATTTCTTAACAGGGTCTATTGTTGAAATAAGACCTATGAGTATAGACAAATTACAAGGTCTTAATAGTAGAATTAATACTGTTGATGAATGGTTATCAGGAGATGTTAGAGAAGATGTTATAGGTGCTTTAGAACAAGGTGCTTCTAAAAATGATGATTATCTGATCATTGCTGTTAGTTCAGAAGGAACTGTACGTAATGGTCCTGGGGACACAGTAAAGATGGAGTTAATGGATATTCTTAAAGGTGAATATGTTAACCCACATGTGTCCATATGGTGGTATAAGTTAGACAATTTAGATGAAGTAGGAAAACCAGAAATGTGGGCCAAAGCTAATCCTAATCTTGGTAAAACAGTTTCTTATGAAACATATCAATTAGATGTAGAGAGAGCTGAAAAAGCACCATCTACTCGTAATGATATTCTAGCTAAACGTTTTGGAATACCAATGGAAGGTTATACATACTTCTTTACGTATGAAGAAACTCTACCACATAAGAAACGTGATTTTTGGCAAATGCCTTGCGCATTAGGAGCAGATTTATCACAAGGTGATGACTTCTGTGCATTTACATTCTTATTTCCACTTGCACGTGGATCATTTGGTGTTAAAGCTCGTAACTATATATCAGAACATACATTAATGCAATTACAGCCAGCTATGAGAGTTAAGTATGAAGAATTTATACAAGAAGGATCTTTAATGGTTATGGATGGAACTGTATTAGATATGGAACAAGTATATGATGATCTTGATGCTCTTGTAGAGGAAAGGGGTTATGATGTTAGATGTTTTGGTTACGATCCATATAATGCTAAGGATTTTGTTGCAAGATGGGAAACAGAAAATGGACCGTATGGTATTGAAAAAGTTATTCAAGGAGCAAAAACAGAATCTGTTCCTTTGGGTGAGTTAAAGAAACTTGCTGAAGATAGACTGTTATTGTTTGATGAAAAAATTATGGAATATTGTATGGGAAATGCTATTACATTAGAAGATACTAATGGTAATAGAAAATTATTTAAGAAAAGATATGACCAAAAGATCGACTCGGTTGCAGCTATGATGGACGCTTATGTTGCATGGAAGCTTAACCGTGAAGCTTTTGAGTAGAAAGGGGTTTATCATGTGGACTTATCAAAGAACTGACGAGCTTTATCATCATGGCATATTAGGTATGAAATGGGGAGTAAGGCGTTATCAAAATGCTGATGGAACATATACAAATGCTGGTAAACAACGTTATTTAACTGCTAAAACTGCTAAAGTGACTAGGGATATTAATTCATTTAAAAATGCTAATACAAGAACTATGAATGGTATTCATAGTAAAGGAAGACGAGAAAGTATAGAACGTCAGATGAATGCAGGATTAGCCGGTTTAAAAACATATAAAAAACAACGTGAAGAAAAATATTCTAAAAAATGGGATAAAAAAGTTGAAAAAGAAGAAAGAAAAATAGCTGATAAAATAGAGAAACGTGTTACTAAAGGAAAAGGAAGTGTTAGTAAAGTATATGATAAGATGACAGTTAAATTAAAAAATAATCCTGATATAAAAAAATTTAAAGAATTAAAAACACAAATGAATAATAAAAAAGTATTAAATATAGATGAAGTTAATGCTATGAATAAAGCTTATGATAAAGCCGCTTTAGCTCAAGCGAGAATAATAAGAGAACATCAAGAAGAAATGACTAAAGCCGCTTTACAAGATTTAGGATTTACGCCAACAAAAGCAGCAGCTAAAAAATATACAGCTAGAATAAAGAAAAAATATTCATAGAAAAGGAGAAACTAAAATGTGGCAATATCAAAGAACTGATGAGCTTTATCACTGGGGTGTTTTAGGCATGAAATGGCGGTCATAGACGATATCAGAATAAAGATGGATCATTAACTGATGCAGGTAAAAAGAAATATTCTACAACAATTAATAGTGCTAAAAAGCTTATGGGTAATTCAAAATATAATTATAATAAAAATAAATACAGTATAAAGAGAGTAGATCGAATGGTTAAAAATATGACAAATAAAAATATGTCATATAAAGAAGCATTATTTAAGGAACAAAAGCGTTTGGCTAAGATAAGAACTGCTAAAACACTTGGTATTATTGGTGGATTAACTCTTGGATATGTAGATTTAGCTACAAATGGGAGAATTCATAAAGGAGCCGCACAACTTATTAAAAACGGAAAAGATACAGTTTCTTCTGTTTTAAATAACCATGCTAAATCTATGATAATAGATTCTAATGGTAAAGTTATTAAAAGATATTATTTAAAATCTTTAGCTAAATCTATATCATATTCTTCAAAACTTTTAAAATAATTAATAAAGGAGGTAATATCATGTGGCAATATCAAAAAACTGATGAATTATATCATTACGGTGTTCTTGGTATGAAATGGGGACATAGAAAAAGTTATGGATCACTTGGAGCAAATTTAGCTGCTAGAATAAGAAGTAGTCAATTAAAATCTACTAAAAGTCGTATATCTGGTGATTCTAAAGATGTTAAGAAAATGAATAAATATTATGAATGGATGAAAAAGAATCAAGCAGATATAAAGAAAAGTGGTAGCAAAATTGGAAATTCAAAAATATTAACAAGTATAAGAAAAGCTAGAATGAATAAATTAAAGAAGAAAATTAATATAACTAATGCTAGTATAAAAGAAGATCATCAAATAGTAAAAGAATTAAATAAATATGAAGCCAATGCTCGAAAAAGAGCACAAAATATTTCTAGAACAAAAGCTGCTATGCAAAAAGCAAAAGTTGCTAAAAAAAAAGCAAATAAACAATATTCTAAAGATTATGATAAAGCTTATGGATATAGTGCTAGACATGTTATATCACAATTTGGAAAAGGTAAACATGGAAAAGAATCAACAGCTAGATGGGAAAAAGCATATGACTCTGCTACTGCTGCTAATAAAGCTGCTGCTGATTATAAGAAAGCAAAAAGAGCATATAAAAATGCTAGAAGATAAATAGGAAAGGAGGATCTTAAATGGATATAACATTTGGATCAAGATTTAAGAATGCCTGGAATGCATTTATAAATAAAAACCCTTATCCTTATAATTATGGTGACTATGGAGGTTATGGTGGATCATATATTAGACCAGATCGTGTTCAATTACGTATTTCTAATGAAAGATCTATAATAATATCAATATTTAATAAGATGGCTTTAGATGTGGCAAATATAGATATTAGACATTGCCAATTAGATGAAGGTGATCGTTTTAGAGATTATAAGAAATCTGGTTTAGATGAATGTCTAACTGTTGAGGCAAATATAGACCAAACAGGTCGTGCTTTTTTACAAGATGTTGTCATGTCTATGTTTGATGAAGGTGTAGTCGCTATAGTCCCTGTTGACACAATTGGTGACCCACTTATAACGAAATCATATGATATACTTTCGATGAGAGTAGGACGTATTACAGCTTGGTATCCAACTAGTGTTAGGGTTGAAGTTTATAATGAAATGAAGGGTATTAAAGAAGAAATCACCCTTCCTAAACATATGGTTGCAATTATAGAAAATCCTTTGTACTCAGTTATGAATCAACCGAATTCTACATTGCAGCGATTAATTCGAAAGTTAAATTTACTGGATAGCATAGATGAACAATCTAGTTCTGGTAAACTTGACTTAATTATTCAATTGCCTTACATCGTCAAATCTCCAGCAAGGAAAGCCCAAGCGGAGGAGAGACGTAAGGATATAGAGAACCAATTAAAAGGTTCAAAATATGGTATAGCCTATACCGATGGTACTGAAAAGATTACGCAATTAAACCGTCCAGTTGAAAACAACCTAATGAAACAAATTGAGTTTTTAACGAGTATGCTATATAGCCAGTTAGGTATAACTGAAGGTGTTTTAGATGGTACAGCTGAAGAAGGTGTAATGAGTAATTATTATTCACGTACTATAGAACCTATTGTTTCAGCTATTGTTGATGAAATGATAAGAAAGTTCTTAACAAAAACAGCAAGGACACAAAAACAAACGATCATGTTCTTTAGAGATCCATTTAAATTAGTTCCTGTAGAAAAGATGGCTGATATAGCCGATAAATTTACAAGAAATGAAATTCTAACATCTAATGAAATAAGATCAATTGTTGGAAGAAGACCTTCTGATGATCCAAGAGCTGATATGTTAATCAACAGTAACTTAAATCACGGTAATGATATACCTCGTCCAGGTGATATGCCATTACCAGAAGGTGAAATTCCACCAGAAGCAATAGATCCATCATTGGCTGACCCTAATTTAGTAATGGAAGGAGGAAACCAGTTTGAAGGCTGATTATGATTTCAGTGGATGGGCTACTAGAAACAACATTAAATGTTCAGATGGTAGAACTATCCTAAAAGACGCATTTAAACAAAATGATGGACAAAAAGTTCCATTAGTTTGGAATCATCAACATGATGATGTTAATGAAGTCCTTGGTCATGCATTGCTAGAAAACAGAGCAGAGGGTGTTTATGCATATTGCAAATTCAACAACACTGAATCTGGGCAAACAGCTAAAGCTCTTGTCACAAATGGTGATGTTGACAAATTATCTATATATGCTAATAAACTAAAAACTCATATGAACAATGTTATGCATGGTTGTATAAGAGAAGTTAGTTTAGTCTTAGCAGGTGCTAATCCTGGTGCATATATAGATTCAGTCGTTGTACACGGCGAAGGTGCTGATGTCGAGGAAGAAGGTGTAATCTACACAGATGAACCTTTAGTTCTTTCACATTCAGAAGGTGGAGAAGGCGGAAACGCTTGTGAGTCTGGCTCTGAAAGTGAAGGAAATTCTGACAATAGTGTAGAAAATCAAAATGGATCTCAAGAAGAGACTCCAAAGGCTAATGAGCCAGAAAATGTCGAAGAAGAGGAGGAAGAAGACGATATGGAAAATGAAGGTAAATCAGTACAAGAAGTTTTTGACGGAATGTCAGAAGAGCAAAAAGAAGCAGTTTATGCTATAGTTGGGCAAGCTGTAGAAGATGCATCAAATGGAGAATATGACGATGATGACAACGAAAATAATGAAGAAAATGGAGGAGAAGGTATGAAACATAATGTTTTTGATACAGATAATAATGATGAGGTTTTACAACACTCAGAAGTTATAGCTGATGCTATAAAAGATGCTAAAAAGTATGGATCAATGAAGGAATCTTTCATTCAACATGCTGCTATAAATAATATTACAAATATTGATAAATTATTCCCAGAAGCTACAGAGCTTTATAAAGAACCAAGAATGATTGAAGAAGATAGATCTTGGGTTGCTAAAGTTATGAATGGAGTTAAACATACACCATTTTCAAGAGTTAAAACTACTTTTGGTAGAATGACAGAACCACAAGCAAGAGCTAAAGGATATATTAAAGGAACAAAGAAAGCTGACATTCAAATGGCAGTATTAAACCGTGTTACTACACCAACTACTGTATATATTAAAAATGAAATTGATAGAGATGATGTTATTGATATAACAGATTTTGATGTTGTTGCATGGCAAAAAAGAGAAATGAGAAAGAACCTAGATAGAGAATTAGCATTAGCTATGTTATTAGGTGATGGCAGAAATGTTTCTGACTCTGATAAAATCAATGAACAAAATATTAGACCAATTGTTTCTGATGATGATATGTATACAATTAAATATACTATAACAGAAAATAGAGATTATAAACAAGATGGTAACTCTTATTCTGCAAATGATAGCTTTACAAAAGGTATCATAAGAGCAGCTATCAGATCAAGAAAACAATACAAAGGATCTGGTAGACCAACTTTCTTCACAACTGAAGATTATGTAACAGATATGTTATTAATTGAAGACCAAAATGGTAGAAGAATCTATGAATCTATAGCTACATTAGCTACAGCATTAAGAGTTGATGAAATAGTAACTATACCAGAAATGGAAGCAGAAGCTTATGCTGATATTGTTGGTATTATAGTTAACTTAGCTGACTATACATGTGGTGCTGATAAAGGTGGATCTATAAATATGTTCGATGATTTCGATATAGATTACAACCAAATGAAATACTTAATGGAAACAAGATGCTCAGGTGCATTAGTTGTTCCATATTCAGCTATTGTATTAAAGAAAGCTTCTAGCTCAAATGCTCCTTCAACAGAAGAGCAACCAGCTGGGTAATCTAATATAAAGGAGAAACATCAAAATGGCAAAATTTTATGGAAATGTAGGCTACATTAAGAATACGGAAATTGAACAGGGTGTATGGGCTGATCAAGCAATAGAAAAACAGTATTATGGTGATGTAACTCGCAACACTAGTCGTTTCCAACAATCTGATGGTGTTAACGATGATATTTCTATTAACAATATTATTAGTATTGTAGCTGATCCATATGCTAATGAAAATTTCCAATATATTCGATATGTTGAATTTATGGGTACTAAATGGAAAGTAACAAATGCTGAAATAAAGTACCCAAGAATTTTATTAACATTAGGAGGTATGTACAATGGGTACTCGACTAGATCTTCAAACTAAATTAGAAGAATTGCTGGGAACTCGTAATGTATATTACCAACCAGCGGAAAATCTGCAAATGAAATATCCAGCTATAAGATATCAAAAAGCAGATGATATCACTTATCATGGTGATAATATTAAGTATTTGAATCGAAATTGTTATGATATAACAGTTATTGACAATATTCCAGATAATGAAGTGATTAATAAAATATTAAAAATGCCATATTCATCTTTTGATAGACATTATACGGCTAATAATTTAAATCACGATGTTATCAGATTATATTATTAAAGGAGGAAATTATTATGCCAGAAAAAATTAAACCACAATTAAAATGGGATCAATTAGGCGAAAGAGTCTATGAGACAGGTGTTAGTAAGGGTGTTTTATACCCACAAGTAAATGGAGCATATCCTAAAGGTGTTGCATGGAATGGATTAACAAATGTTAATGAATCTCCATCAGGAGCTGAAGCTACTCCATTATATGCTGATAATATTAAGTATCTTAACTTAATGTCAGCTGAAGATTTTGGTGCTACAGTTGAAGCATACACATATCCAGATGAATTTGCTGAATGCAATGGTGAAAAATCATTAGCTACAGGTGTTCAAGTAGGACAACAAAAAAGAAAAGCTTTTGGTATGTCTTATCAAACAAAAGTTGGTAATGATACTGATCCAGATGCTGGATATAAAATTCATTTAGTTTATGGAGCATTAGCAAAACCATCAGAGAAATCTTATGGAACAGTTAATGATAGCCCAGAAGCTATAACATTCTCTTGGGAATTAACAACTACACCAGTTGAAGTACCAGGAATGAAACCAACAGCTATAATTACTATAGATTCTACAAAAGTAGATGCTGATGAATTAGCTGCATTAGAAGAAATATTATATGGTAAAGCTGCTACAACAGGTGAAAATCCACAACAAGCTGTAGATGCCAGATTACCATTACCAACAGAACTTGCTACAATATTTACAAATCAAGCTGCTGGGTAATTAAAAATATTTATATAAGGGGTTGTTTTATATGCAATCCCTTTTTGTTTTATTAAAAATTTGAAAGGAGAATAACGATTATGATATCAAAAAATATTAAATATACTGATTATAATGGAGTTGAAAGAGAGGAGACATTCCTATTTAACCTATCTAAGGCAGAACTTATGGAAATGGAATTAGGAACAACAGGAGGTTTAACAGAAATAATTAAGAAAATTATAGAAACTAAAGACCAACCATCAATAATAAAAATATTCAAAGAGCTTGTATTAAAAGCTTATGGTGAAAAAAGTGCAGATGGTAAAAGATTCATCAAAATGGATGAAAATGGTCACCCTCTATCTCGTCAATTCGCAGAAACAGAGGCATATTCTGTATTATTTATGGAATTAGCGACTGACGATGCAAAAGCTGCTGAATTTGTTAATGGTATAATCCCAGCTGATGTAGCAGAAAAAGCTTCAGCATTACCAGAAGAACAAAAACTAAAATTATTAAATAATACAACACCTGCACCTACTAATAATTAATTATATTTGCAGGAGGTAAGAGACAATGTTAACAATAAAGATTCCAGATAGAGAGTGGTTCAATGACGCAACACAAGAATTTATAACAGTTAAAGGAACAACATTGCAATTAGAGCACTCTCTTGTGTCTCTTTCTAAATGGGAAGCCAAATGGAATACTCCATTTTTATCAAAAGATGAAAAAACATTAGAACAAACATTAGATTATATTCGTTGTATGACCATAACCCAAAATATAAATCCAATGGTTTATGAACAATTATCTGAGGACAATATAGAACAAATTAATAAATATATTAATACTTCTATGACAGCAACAACTTTTAATAATTTAGATAACAAACCAAGTAGAGAAATTATAACATCAGAATTAATCTATTATTGGATGATTGCATTAAATGTTCCAATGGAGTGTCAAAAATGGCATTTAAACCGTCTTCTTACTTTAATTAGAGTTTGTAATGCAAAGAATGCACCACCTAAAAAGATGAGTGCAAGGGATATAATGTCTAGAAATTCGGCTCTTAATGCTGCTCGTCGTAAGAAATACAATACGAAAGGATAGATAAGTGATGATAACTTTCAGCCAAAAAGGTGATTTTTCTAGATTGAGTAGTTATTTAGAAAGACTAAAAAATGTTGTTAAACTTGGTAATCTTGATGCCTATGGTCGAGAGGGGGTCGCTGCACTTTCGTCTATGACACCGAGAGATACCGGTGAAACAGCTAAATCTTGGTATTACAAGATTAATCGTGAAAATGATACAGTTACGTTATCTTTTCATAATTCCCATGTTAATAATGGTGTTAATATAGCAATTATATTACAATATGGACATGGAACAAAAAATGGTGGTTATGTAGAAGGAATTGATTATATAAATCCTGCTATACGACCTATATTTAATAAAATCGCAGAAGATGCGTGGAAGGAGGTTACCAGAGCATGAGTAAAACTATTGATGAAAAAGTCGTTCAGATGAAATTTGATAATAGTAATTTTGAAAAGAATGTTGCAAAAACATTAAAAACATTAGATAATCTTAAATGGAAAATTACAGAAACTGATTTAGAAAGTGGAAAAGGATTATCAAATTTAAATAAAGCGGCAAAGAATGTTGATATGTCTGGTTTAGCTAAGGGTATAGAAACCGTCCAAGCTAGATTTTCTGCACTACAAGTAATTGGTGTAACAGCTTTGGCAAATTTAACTAATTCAGCAGTTAATGCTGGCAAAAAGATAGTTAGTGCCTTAGGTGATGCATTAGTTAATGGTGGTAAAAACAGAGCACTTAATATACAAAATGCAAAATTTCAAATAGAGGGTTTATTAGGTACTGAAGAATTTCAGAAACAATGGACTCGTATTGATGAAAGTATAAACTGGGCAGTTAAGGATACTGCTTATGGATATGATTCAGCGGCAAAAGCTGCATCTCAATTTATGGCTTCAAGTATAAAAGTTGGTGAACAAATGGATTATTCATTAAGAGCCATATCTGGTGTTGCGGCAATGACTAATAGCACATATGATGATATTGCTAATGTATTTACTAGAGTTGCTGGTCAAGGTCGTGTTATGGCTATTGATTTAAATTCTTTGGCAGCTAGAGGTATAAATGCAGCAGCAGTATTAGGAAAAGCATTAAACAAATCGGAATCAGAAATTCGTGATATGGTATCAAAAGGACAAATTTCATTTGATACATTCGCGAAAGCTATGGATGATGCTTTTGGTGAGCATGCTAAAAAAGGTAATGAAACATTTGAAGGTGCTTTAGCGAACATGAAAGCTGCTATGTCTAGAATTGGTGCTAAAGTTTGGGACCCACTATTAACAAATCAAAGAGATGTGTTCAATCAAATGAGATTGTTATTTAATGATTTAAATAATAATTATTTAGATGCTCCTATAAAAGCATTAAATGAAAAATTAACAAGCGCATTTCAAAATCTTGTACAATTCATTGAAAAAGGTGGATTAAAAAATATATTATTAGGTATAGGTGATATATTAGGTTATATCGGTTCTATATTAAAACCTATAAAAGAAGGATTTAGAGAAATATTTCCAAAGAAATCTGTCGATGAGCTAGTATCATATACAGAAAAATTTAAAGAATGGACATCTCATTTAAAATTGAGTGAAAAAACTGCTCAAAAATTAAAAGACACATTCAAAGGATTATTCTCTGTAGTACGTATTGGTGTAGAATTTATAACAGCATTAGCTAGAGGTTTAGGAAAATTATTGAGTGCTTTAACTGGGGTACCTGGCGGTATTTTAGGAGTAACTCAAGCTGTTGGAAATTGGTTGACAAAATTAGGAAATGCTATTCATGAATCTAAAATATTTACTAATGTTATAGAAGGAGTATCAAATGCTCTTACTAAATTTGGTAATAAAATGAAAGAATTCTTTAGTAAATTTGATATTTTTGGAGCTTTAGTAAAAGGATTTAGTGGTTTATTTAATCTAATAAAACAATTAGGTTCTGAATTAGGTTTATTTATATCTACATTATTTAAATCTGGAAATTTAGAATTGGCATTTAAGGCTGTAAATTCTGTATTTGAAAGCGGTTTATTAGTTGCTTTAATTAGATTTGTAAATCAAATGAAAATGTTAACAATGCGTTCTAAACAATTTGTCGGAAATTTAAGTGGAACATTATATCAAGTTAAAGAAACATTATCTTCTTTACAATATTCAATTAAAGCTAGTGCTATAATGGAAATAGCTAAAGCAATGCTTGTCTTAGCTGGTGCATTATTAGTATTATCATTAATAGATCCAGTTAGATTAGGAGGAGCTTTAACTGCTACTGCTATAGGTATGGGTGAATTAGTCGGAGCTTTATATATATTAGGTAAATTTAATACTAAAATACTTGATGCAGTTAAGATGTATACATTAGTAAATATGATAAGAAGTTTATCAACATCTTTAGTTATATTAAGTGTTGCTTTAAAAATAGCTAGTACAATTAACTGGTTCCAAATGTTGGTATCGGTTGCTGGTTTATCAGCTGTGTTATGGGAATTAGTTGGTGTTGTTAAAGTATTAAGTTTAATCAAAGAAAACGATGTTTATAGAGCAACAAAATCTATGAAAAAGATGGGAACGGCATTATTGATTGTTTCAGTAGCACTTAAAATATTAAGTACTATAGACTGGAAACAAATGATAGTAGCAGTACTTGGTATGTCTGCAGTATTATGGGAAATGGTATTTGCAATTAAAGCTTTACCTCAATTAGATTTTGGTAAACGTGTTGCTGGATTAACTGGAGCTGCAATAGCTATGGTTATATTAGCAGGAGCTTTAAAAATATTAGCAACCATGAGTTGGGATGATATTTTGCGAGCCGTGACGGTTATGGGTATAGCTTTAGCTGAACTAACTGGTTCGTTAATGTTATTAGGTAATTTTGGTGGTAAATCAATAAAAGGTGCAATAGCGTTATTACCTGCAACATTAGCTATGATTCAATTAGCAGGTGCTTTAAAACAATTAGGAAAATTAGATTGGGAACAAATTAAGAAAGCATTAGTTGGTATGGGTGTAGCTTTAGCTGAATTAACGGCAGCTATGGTTATAGCAGGAAACTTTAAAGGATTTACTGGTTCAATGGCTATAAATGGTTTAATTGGTTCATTAATACCTTTGGCTTTAGCATTAAAGATGATTGGATCTATGGAAGTAGGTCAATTAGTAGCTGCATTAATAGCAATTGCTTCTGCATTTACAATACTTGGTGTTGCTGGTATGTTATTAAGCAAAATAGCACCAGGTCTATTAGCAGTTGCTGGTGCAATAGCATTATTTGGTGTTGGTGCCGTTTTAATTGGTGGAGGCTTAATGTTAATGGCTGCTGGTATATCTGCTTTAGCGGTTGCTTTAGCTGGAGGAGCTACAGTTATAGTTGCTGGTTTAACTGCTATAATTATTGGTATAATTAATTTGATACCTTCAATAATAAAAGCTATTGGTGATGGTATTGTTATTATATGTGACGCATTATTGGCTGCAGCACCTAAAATAGCAAGCACCGCTTTAACAATAGTTGTTGAAATATTAAAAGCATTAACTAATGATGGACCATTAATTGTTAAATATTTAGCTGAATTCTTAATAGGAGTATTAAATGAATTAGCAGCATATGCTCCTGATTTTATAGAAGCTGTGTTTAATGTAATAAAAGCTGTTCTAGAAGGAATAGGTAAAGCTCTACAAGGATTAGATCCAATACTATCATTAGAAGGAGTATTAGGTTTAGTCGGCTTAACTGGATTAATGTATATGCTTTCTAGTTTAGGAAGTTTAGTTGGACCTGCTGCTGTTGGTGTATTAGCATTAGGAGCATTAATTGCTGAATTATCAGTAGTATTAGCTGCTATAGGAGCTTTAGCACAAATACCAGGTTTAAAATGGTTAGTTGAAGAAGGCGGAAACTTTATGCAAGCTGTTGGTACAGCAATTGGCCAATTAATAGGCGGAATTGTTGGTGGTATAGCATTAGGTGCTTCAGCAGCATTACCACAGATAGGTAAAAATCTTTCTGATTTTATGCAAACTATTCAACCGTTTATAAATGGATGTAGAGTAATAGATGGCTCAGTATTAGCTGGCGCTACTATATTAACCTCGGCTATAATTATGATGGCTGCTGCTGAGATAATAAATGGTGTAGCTGATTTCATAACCATAGGAAAATCTATGGCTGATATGGGAACACAATTGAGTGATTTTATGAATAATGCTCAAGGATTTATAAATGGAGTAAGAAATGTAGATCCATCTATTTTAGATAGTGTGTCAGCTTTAGCTGGTGCAATTATGATATTAACAGCAGCTAATATATTGCAAGGAATAGCTAATTTCTTTACGTTTGGACAAGCTGGAAATTTAGAAAAGTTTGGTGAACAATTACCACCATTGGCTAATTCTATAAACGGATTTATATCTAATCTAGGAACATTTGGTGAAGATAAAGTTAAAACTGCAAAATGTGCTGCTGATGTTTTAGTTATATTAGCTCAATCTGCAGCTGAAATACCTAATTCTGGAGGAATTATTACTTGGTTTACTGGAGATAATGATATTTCTGAATTTGGTGATAAATTACCAGGTGTTGCAAAAAACATTTCTGGATTTATATCTAATCTAGGAACATTTGGTGAAGATAAAGTAACTATTGCTAAATGTGCTGCCGAAGTATTAGTAGCTTTAGCTGAATCTGCATCTAAGATACCTAATACTGGTGGTATAGGGTCTTGGTTTGCTGGTGATAATAATATTGGAGAATTTGGTGAGAAGCTCCCAGGTGTTGGTGAGCATATTAAAAGCTTTATCGAATCATTAGGAACATTTGGTAATGAACAAGTTAATAGTGTTAAAGCAGCATGTGATGCATTATTAACATTAGCTCAATCTGCAGCTGAAATACCTAATTCTGGTGGTGTTGGCTCATGGTTTGCTGGTGATAATGATGTAGGAAAATTTGGAGAGAAATTACCAAGTGTTGGAACACATATTAAAGAATTTGCTAATAATTTAGGAACATTTGGTGATGCACAAGTTAATACAGTAAATGCTGCTGGAAATGCTCTTAAATGTTTAGCTGAGTCGGCATCACAAATTCCTAATACTGGTGGTATAGGTTCTTGGTTCTCAGGTGATAATGATATAGGTAAATTTGGTGATAAATTACCAGGTGTCGGTACACATCTTAAAGAGTTTGTAAATAATTTAGGTACATTTTCAGATGCACAAGTAACAACTGTCGATGCAGCTGGTAAAGCTATTAAAGCTTTATCTGAATCTGCAGGTTCTATACCTAAAAATGGAGGATTAGCTGATTTATTCACAGGTAATAATGATATTTTCTTATTTGCTTATAAATTACCATTTATCGGTGAATGTTTAGTTGGTTTTGTAAATAGTTTAGGATCATTTAGTGATGAACAAATTAAGACTGTAGATGCTGCTGGTCAAGCAATTAAGGCATTAGCGTCAGCTGCTAATGAAGTGCCAAATACAGGTGGTTTAGTAACCTGGTTTGTTGGTGATAATGATATTTCAGCTTTTGCAGATAAATTCCCTGGAATAGGTACAAATTTACAAGGATTTGTAACTAATTTAGGAACATTTAGTGACGAACAAGTTAAGACTGTTGATGCAGCTGGTAAAGCTATTAAAACCTTAGCACAATCAGCAAACGAAATACCTAATACTGGAGGATTAAAATCATGGTTTGTTGGTGATAAAGATATTTCTCAATTTGCTAATAAATTCTGGGATGTTGGTTCTGGATTAAATGCATTTATTAGAGCTATTGGTACATTTGGTGATGAACAACTTAAAACCGTTGAAGTTGCTACACAGGCATTAGGTTATATGGCTGATATGGCTGGAAAAGCACAATGGAATGATGATGCACCAGAAAAACTTAAAAATATGACATACAAATTTTGGGATGTTGGTGATGGTATTAAGAAGTTTGTTGAAGCTCAAAAAGATGTGTCATTAGAAGACGTACAATCAGCAGCCGAAAAATTAAAAGCTATTATTGATTCTATTGAAATGGTAAATAATATAAATATGGATAATATGAATAATCTTAAAGATTGTTTAGAAAAATTAGCAAGTGATAGTTTAAAATCATTCTATGAGACAATAAGTTCTGAAGATTCAATGAGTAAAGTTAGAGATGCTGTTAAAGCATTTATTGATGAATTTATAAAATCTATAGAAGATTCTAAACCTTCTGTAAAAGATAAAGCAAAAGAAGCTACTCAAGAAGCATATAATGGTTTAAAAGACGATAATATATTAGGTCAAGTAACAAATGTAGGTAAATATTTTGTTCAAGGATTTGCTGATGGTATTAGGAATAATACTTATTTAGCAAGAGATGCCGGTAGTCAAGTTGGTAAGAAAGCATTAGAAGCTGCTAAACAATCTATAGATTCACATTCACCATCTAAAGAAACATTTAAACTTGGTAGATTCTTTGATCAAGGTTTAGCTAATGGTATTATCAGTTATATGTCAGATGTTTATAAAGCAGCACAGAATGTTGGTAATAGAGCTAAAAGTGGTTTATCAAATGCAATAGCAAAAGTGTCTGATATAATAAATTCTGATATGGATACACAACCAACTATTAGACCTGTTTTAGATTTAAGTGCAGTAACTAATGGAGTTGGAACATTAAATTCAATGCTAAATGGCTCATCATATGCTGTTGCTGCTAATGTTGGCGCTATAAGTTCTAATTTCCGTGGAAGAATTCAAAATGGAAACACTGAAGTTGTTTCAGCAATAGATAAATTAAGAAAAGATCTTGGAGGAGTTAAAGGTGATACTTATGTTATCGATGGTATTACTTATGATAACGGTTCTGAGATACAAGAAGCAGTTAGTACATTAGTAAGAGCTGCTAGAATTGAAAGGAGGACGTAGGTATGGGAATGGAAGGTGATCGCTGGCATGTCCAACGAGGTGATTGTTTATGGAAAATAGCTGCTAATGTTTATGGAAATGGAGCTAGATGGAAAGAAATAGCTTCAGCCAACGGATTAGCTACTAAAGGAAATCCTATAATTTATGTCGATCAATGGTTAGATATACCTGGTATAACAGGTGGCGCACCAGCTCCGGCTCCTGCGCCTGCTCCTGCACCAGCACCTGCTCCTACACCAGTAACTATTACAAAACCAGACATATTTTGGATGGCTTTAGTTGCTGGATCAGAAAGAGAAATGCTGGCTTTATGGAATTATGGACATAATCGTTTTTGGACTAGATGGGAGCAATGGGACGATTCTGGTCATTTAATAATGTTACAAGAAAACAAGAATGTTGAATTTCATGATGAAGTTAAACAGTCTATGGGTACTGGTAACACTAATCCAGGATGGAATGTTATTAGATTTAGTGTTAGACCGGTTGATGAAAATGGTAATCCACTGGCTAATACTGATTGGGCATGGAAAGAATATGACTTTAGAAATAATCCACCACAATTACCACCAAGTCCAAATTTTAGTATAGATAATACAAATAAAGCTACTGTAGAATTTGAGAATATTAGTGAAGATATTAATGCCGATTCAATAGAAATAGCAATATATCAAGATAATACAACAAAATACAAGACAGCAAAAGTTGCTATAAACTCAGAAACTCATTATGCTAAATATGTAGAAACTGTTGATGCTGGTCATGAGTATAAAGTTAGAGCTAGAGCTGTTAGAGGTAACATATATGGTGGATGGACTGAATTTACAGCAAATGATATGTCAGTTCCAGTTGCACCATCTGAGATTACAACACTTAGACCACAGAAAATTAGTGAACAACAATCGGTCGTATATGGTGTTTTAGCTGAATGGCCTGAAGTAGAAACAGCTAAACAGTACGAAATACAATGGACAACAGATGTAACATATTTTGATACACCTTCATCACAAGTTAGTAGTCAAACTACTGAAGAAGGTCAAGGTGCTAGATTATTAATAACTGATATTGAACTCGGTCATGAATATTTCTTCAGAGTTAGATCTATTAATGATAAAGGTGCATCTGTTAATTGGTCTCAAATTAAGTCTGTAACATTAGGAACAAAACCATCTGCTCCTACTACATGGAGTAATGTTGTTTCTGCTATATTAGGTGAAAACTTAAATTTATATTGGAGACATAATTCTACTGATGGTTCTTTAGAAACATATGCTAAATTACATATAACTATTATTGACTCTGCACATCCTCAAACTGAACCTATGGAAATTGAAAAAACAATTCAAAATACTAAACCGGAAGAGCAAAGAGATCAAAATAGTGTATATGTTATTAATACGAGCGATTCTGAATGGTCTGGATTATTAAGTGAAGGATTTACTATTAAATGGAAAGTTAAAACTGCTGGTGTAATGACTAGTGGTGATATAGGTGGATATAGTGATTGGTCTATAGAAAGAGAAGTTAATGTATATACACAACCAACTCTCGAATTAGATATCACAAATAAAGATGGTATATCTATAGAAGATATAAGTGGATTTCCATTTAATTTAAACGTGTTAGCCAAACCAGCAACACAAAAACCAATAAGTTATTATATAGAAATTATAGCTAATGAAGGTTATAATACAGTAGATAACATTGGTGAAGTTAAAACAGTAAATCCTGGAGATAAAGTATATCAAAAATATTATGATCCAGAAATAAATGCTTGGAGATTTTTAGCAGAAATGACTCCAGCAATTATAGATTTACAAAATGGTATAAATTATACTGTTAATATTACGGTATCAATGGATTCTGGTTTGAGTGCAGTAACAACAAAAGATTTCAATGTAACATTGAGTGAGACCGGTTATAATCCATATGCTGATATTTTAATTGATAAAGAAACATTAACGGCTAATATACATCCATATTGTATGGAAAATAAAGAAGTTAGTGGTGAGATAGAACAAGTATTATCAGATAATTGTACGCTAGCTGTATATAGAAGAGAATATGATGGTACGTTTACGGAGATCGCTACAGAGATTGATAATGATAATCATACTTATGTAGTAGATCCGCATCCATCATTAGACTATGCTAGATATAGAGTAGTAGCAAGAGCTGATGATACAGGTACAATATCTTACTGCGATGTAGAAGCAGTAAAAGTTGGAGAACCTTCTATAGTTATCCAATGGTCAGAAAAATGGTCTAAATTTGACTATGATCCTGACACGGATGATTTAGAGGTTCCTTGGGCTGGTTCAATGATTAAATTACCATATAATGTAGATGTTTCTGAAAACAAGAATGTTGATGTTTCTTTAGTTGAATATGTCGGTAGAAAACATCCGGTTAGTTATTATGGTACGCAGATAGGTGAAACAGCTAGTTGGAGTTGTGAGATTCCAGCTGAAGATAAAGAAACAATTTATGGTTTAAGAAGATTATCTAGATGGACAGGCGATGTTTATGTTAGAGAACCTTCAGGAACAGGATACTGGGCTAATATATCAGTATCATTAAGTATAAAACATTTAGCTGTGACTATACCAGTTTCATTCTCTGTCACAAGAGTAGAAGGAGGTATTTAATAGTGGCTGATGTTGATTGGACAGATTCAATGGAGCAAACTTTTGAATACTATGAGGTAGATCCATATACATGGAAAGACAAAAGACCACTTAATATGGTTAAAAAATCTTCAATAAAAAGAGATGACGGGACTGATACACTCGGTTCCGCCACCATCGATATTAATGATACGCTTGGAGAATGTTATGTTAGAATTTATCTTGTAGTACGTCAAAATGGCGGTGAATTTAAATTTGTGTTAGGTACATATTTAGTTCAAACACCATCTAGTTCATATGATGGTAAGAATAGGAATGTGTCTATGGATGCATATACACCTTTATTAGAACTTAAAGAAAACCCACCACCATTGGGATTTGCTTTGTTAAAAAATGATAATATAATGCAGCAGGCTTATATGCTTATTAGAGATAATTGTAGAGCGCCTGTTGTAGAGACAAGTTCCGATGAACTTTTATTAGATAATTTTGTAGCTGACCCAAATGAAAATTGGTTAAATTATATTTCTGATTTAATAGGTCAGGCTAAATATAGATTACATTTAGATGAAAACGGCAGGATATTATTTGCTCCTAAACAAAAATTAGATGAATTACAACCAGTATGGACGTATAACGATGATAATAGTTCGATACTATATCCAGAAGTTAGTATGCAACATGATTTATATGGAATACCAAATGTTGTAGAAGTTGTATGTTCAACCGGATTACATGAATATACTGCCAGAATAGTTAATGATGATCCAAACAGTCCTACTTCAACAGTAAATAGAGGTAGGGAAATAATTCATAGAGAGACAGAACCAAATCTTCCAGGATTTCCTAGTGAAGAACAAATCGATGAATATGCTAAGAGTTTATTAGAGACATTATCATCAGTTGAATATCAAGTTAGTTATACACATGGATATTGTCCAGTTAGAGTTGGAGATGCTGTTAGATTGAATTATAAAAAAGCTGGTTTGGAAGGTATAAAGGCTAAAGTTATAAGTCAAACTATAAAATGTGAAAACGGTTGCTCTGTAAATGAGACAGCTGTATTTACAAAGAAATTATGGAACTAGAAAGGAGAATAATATGGCTTTATCACAAGATCTTATAAACCAATTTGTTAAATTAACAAATAAAGAAGAAAAACATAAAGAAGTAACAGTTAACGGTACTTATAAGACTATTAATGGTGAGGAATACGTTCAGATAGACGGTTCTGAAATCTGGACACCAGTTACTTCTACAGTAGAAGCTGAAACTGGAGAACGAGTTAAAGTATTAATAAAAAATCATACAGCAACTGTAACTGGTAACATAAGTTCTCCTTCAGCTAGAAATAAATCTGTTCAAGATTTAAAAGACGAAGTTGATGAAAATGGTAATTCTATTAGACAAATGGATAATACTATAATACAACAAGGTAACTCTATTATTCAGATGGATAATAATATTAAACAAGTTGAGAATACCATTAATCAACATAATAATGTTATTAACCAACATGATAATGTTATAAATCAAATAGGTAATACAATAAATCAACAAAATAATGAGATATCTCAAATAAATAATAAGATTACTCAACAGGATAATAATATTACACAAATAAATAATGATATAAATCAACAAAATAATATAATAACACAACATGGAAATGCTATTAATCAACAGAACAATATTATTAATCAACAAAATAATATCATTAATATGCATGGAAATACTATGGAAGTATTTGATTCTAATATTCAAATATTAAATAGTGCTTTTAAAATAGAAGATGGTGTATTAACAGGTTTAAATGAAATTATTGTTGATGAGTTAGAAACTAACCATTTAAACGCTAAATATGCCAATATAGATTTTAGTAATATACAATTTGCTGCTGTTAGAAAGATATTTTCAGATTCTGGTATAATTAAAGATTTAGTTGTACAAAGTGGTAAGATTACAGGGGAATTAGTTGGTGTTACAATTAAAGGTGACTTAATAGAAGGTAATACAATCAAAGCTGATAAATTAGTTGTAAAAGGTGAAGATGGTTTATATTATAAACTTAATATAGATGGTCTTAATGAAATAAGTACAACACAAGCATCCAAAGTTGCATTAACTACTTCTAAACCAAGTGATTGGGATACTAATTTTAAGGATTACTATGTTATATCTAATGGTAAATATGTACATGTATCTGGTAATTCTGCTCCTACTTGGGCAGCTAATACATATTATAAATTAAGTTTAGATCATGAGTCTGGGTTAGATGGTACTGTTATTTTAGCTAAATCAGTTACGGCTGATAAGGTTCAAGTATCAGACTTAGTTGCTTTTGATGCTACTATTGGTGGATTTCACATAGGAGATCATTCTTTATATTCGGGAGTAAAGAATTCAATTAATAATACAACTCGTGGAATATATATGGATGATAGTGGCCAAGTAAATATAGGTGATTCTAATAACTTTCTTAAATATTTCTTAGATACTTCAGATAATACTTATAAATTAAGAATATCTGCTGGTGTTATAACTATGGGTGGAATAGGTAAGACATTAGAAGAGACTATAAATGAGATAGAAGAAAGTGTTGATAATATTGAAATTGGTGGAAGGAAT